CCATGTACCGGATAACTCCCCCTGTACTGGAAGAGCAAGCCCTAATTGGCCCGTTGCGCCTGTAGTCATTTAATTCTCCTAAACTGTAGAAATCACCGTCCAAGTCGTTGATTCTGAATCATCGACATTTTGCCATGTAATAGATTGGCTATCGTCTATTAATTCCCAATACTTACGCCCATTTTCTGTTACTGTCAAAATCATTGTTTCTGAATCATTAACATTATAAGACGTTATAGCTGCAATTTGTTCTGTAATAGTTACAAACTCTGCCACCGCCCCTTGGGTTGTCCACTGTACTGTCTCTGTTTCTGTCAATACCCCAGACTCATTTCTAGAAACACTATAAGCCGTTGTAGCCGCTGGTGTATCCGTAATTGGGTTGGTTTCTGAAACGGCTGCGTTAAAGAACGATCCTACTGATTGAGTATCTGTAATAGGATTAGTTTCCGTCCTAGAAACCGCCATAGTCAAAGCAACTGTTTCATTGCCAACTATAGCCGTTGTTTCACTTACCGATACTGCCGCCGTATACGCTACGGTTTCTGTTTCTGTAGCCGCCGATGTTTCAGTAACCAAAACAGCATAAGACGTTGCTACTGTTTGAGTATCGGTTGCTGCCGTAGATTCAGTAATTGATACACTAGCTGTGTATGCTACTGATTCACTATCCGTTATTGACGCAGTTTCTGTTAAAGAAACCGCCATTGTTAAAGCAACTGTTTGGGAATCCGTAATAGAAGCTGTTTCAGAAACACTATCGCTAAAGGCCGTAACACCGCCCCAACCACTGTCCCCCCAATTACCGGAACCCCAAGCGTTAGCCATATTAGGTCAATGTAGCTGTGTACGTGACGGCTATTGTGTCACCATTGACAACTGATTTGGAGCTAGAAAAATCTCCAGCAGAGAACAAAACGCCAGTTGTTGTGTCTTTTGTTGCGCTTCCACCAATGTTAATGAAGCAGCCAGCAACTGTACCTGTTCCAGTAATGCTGAAAGTAACTACTGCTGAAGTTGTTTTTGAACCTGAAGACGCGGCACTAAAAGATGGAGCAGGGCGGTTGCCTGAATATGTAGGGGCGTTAGCCAAACCTACCTCAAGCCATGTTGCGTGAGAAGTCATGGTGTCTGCGGCTACTGCTGTTCCAGTGCCTTTCAATCCCATAACCACTGCGCCTTGTGCAGAATTACCAAGAATGCCGTCCAAGGTAGCGTTCTTGCCAACTGTACAAACTACATTGTGAATATCTTCTTCCCATTTAACTTTGCCGGTCGCATCGTAGCAAACGGCTGTGTAATAACCTTCGATGGCCATCGAATCATTGGGTTGTGTGTTGTAGCTAGTAGCAGCTCCAAGAATATCTGTTGCGGTAATTTTGTCGTTCATGGTTGCTCCTTTAAGCCAATCTAATTAAAGCGGAAGAATAAGTATTCGCGGGCATTTGCACCGTGAACGTCGAAGTGGAAGAAGTAGAAATCTTATTACTACCAAAATCTATTACAGCAATAGCTAACCCATCAGAAAGCCTGTAGATTAAAGCGCCACGAGCCGTAATTGCCCCAGTCCACTGGGGCGCTGAAAAATTAATGAATATGATACTACCAAATGATGTTGTTTGCGTACCAATAGATGCAGTTATTTGTTTCCCGCCAGCAGCGTAATTGCCCCCTGATGCCTCACCTGTCGTTGTATACGCAGTGGTAGTTTCGTCCAACGTAGCAGAATTTGTGTACAACGCCAAATAAAAAACATCCGTGGCAAAGTTAATCGAGCCGTTGATTAACCCCGTACGCAGAGTATTGCAAGAATAATTGCCCGTAAATGCCATTAGCCCACCTTTTGCCTATATTGTCCAGAACGATAAGCGTCTTCACGCTCCATTCCATCACCAAGACGTTTAGCCAATGAAAGAGCTTCCATGTACTTTTGGTTATACAACTGCATCATATCGGCTTCACCTTTCATAAAGGTATAAGCTTCAATCAAAGAACCATACAGTAGCACACTATCAAAATTGTCCCCTAGCCAAGTCGTACCGCTAGCGGCAACTGTAATAGACTCAGGATAATAGTAATAATGCAATTCAGCATAATATCCAGCAGAATCTGGAGTAGGCCCAAGAATAAAAGTTAATTCGTTGGTAATTGTAGTACCAGATACAGTTGGTCCGAACAAAGCATAATATTTAGGCGTACCGTAATCTGTTGGGTTTGGGTAACATTCACGGATAAAATTAACGTCTTTGTTTAACAAATATATGTAATTACCCCCAGATTGCGGATAAATAGCCAAAGAATATGGTGCAAGAAAATCTAATGGGCAACTTAAATACTTATTATTAGCAGTCAAAACACCATTTACATTTTTGCGCAAAGACGGAAATTGAACAGAATTATAAATACGCTGTTCAGCTTGCGAAATAAAGACGGGCAAATCCGCTACGAAAGTAGTTTCGTAGTTTTGAGTGTAGTCTTGGATTGCTGTCTTTAATTGCGTGTAGTTCATGTTTAACCCATTGGCCCTCTAGACATCAAACCTTTGGTAGCACACCCAGTACCACGCATTTTAATTCCAGTTGTCTTAGGGGCTGGATAATCATTGCTATGAGAATTGGCAACTGAAACATTAGCATTACGCAAATATTCTTTGTTGTCACATATTCCAGCTTCTTGAATAGGAGCAGGCTTACCAGTCATAGTATGAGGAACGGCGTAAGTCATGGCATCGCCAACTTCTTTACCGCCAATTTTTTTACTGAATGTAGCCATTTTAACCACCTCTTCCTGTACGGCGTTGGTTAGCCACTTTAGCTAAGTTACGACCCATCTTGAGCATTTGCATATTGGTTTTTCCACCTTTAGCAAGCTTTAGCATCGTGCCTTTGCCGCCTTTATGCTCTTGCATATCGTGTTGTTTAAAAGCCTTCTTAATGAGGGCTTTGTCTTGTTTCATGTCTTCTTTATCCATGATAAATCCTTTATGTTGTTGCTACCGTTACTGTACCCAATTGTATGGTTAAAACCAAATTATTTGGCGTTAAAGCAGTATCAAAACTACTTGACCCACCAATAGGGCTCCAACCCCACTGAAAAATTCGACTTCCACCTTCGGGAGAACCTGCTTGATTTACCGATGTAGAGTTTCCAAGCTGAATTTGCAACCCGTTTAGACCCGAAACAGTATAACTTCTATCCGGACGAGGATCACGTAATCCTTGCGGATCATCTACAGGAAACTCACCCAAATGTAACTGTGGCTGATCTGGATCCCAACACGCCTTACAAACTAGCAAGTCGTAATTTTTACCCTTGATAACTTCTTTACGCAATTCTTTAAGCTTAAAACGCTGGTCACAACGATCACACTCCGCAATCGCATTCTTACCCGATGCGAACCGATTACTCATTTACGTCCCCCCGATAAACTGCTGACGGGGTACAAACCTTAATGATGCTTTCTCGTGATCTTCATAAGCCGCTAACTCCCAAGCCTCATCGTATTGAGATTTAAGAATCTGTAATCTTTCCATTCCTTCTGGTATTTTACCAGCAACATAGTATGCTAGGCCAGCAGCCATGCAAGGGATAAATCTAAACGGTACATCCATAACATTCACACCGCTACCCGCATCTTGGGTACGACGTAAACGCCAATAAACAAAGGTGTACTGTTGAGAAGAATCTGGAGTCGGCCAAACGCTAATAGCGGGGACTTGTTGCCAATACACTACTGCATTCGTTGCATGGCTAACGGCAATTGTATTTTGCTGTCCACGGAAACAATTATTTAGCGTACCGGAAACGGCATTTGTATTCTGGGTAATATAGCCGTAATTGATAACCTCATCATCAATCTTAATAAACCCGCCGGGTGGTAATCCTGTCACATTGTCAATTGAAATTGTGCTACTAGTCGATGAAATACCCGCAGTTAACTTAGCATTGACTACGGAAGTTTGCGAATTAAACCGTTGAATCCAAACTTGAATTGGTCTAGCTTGTTGCAGTTTGTTCGGTAATGTAGCGTATGTAGATACAGAAATTCTAGTAATAGTCAAGTCGGCTTGGTTGGAAATGCTATTAGCCTGTGTACGAATCACATGCTCAAGAAGATCTATGGTGTCGTTAGGAAGTGCGTATGTGTTTTGGCCGGGAGTAAGAACAATCTGTCCTTCCTCAATAGTCCACATGTTGATCCCGCGATTTGCCCACTCAGCAAACATGATGTTTAAACTGCGAGTTGCGGTGCGTAAATCATAACCCGTGCGTAATTCACGTCCGGCACGCTCAAACGCCTCTTCTACTAACTCATCTAGTTGAAGATTAAACGACGTTGCCCCAGACGTATTAGCCATTATCTAAACCCTGCTGTTTTCTTTGCAATTGTTTTAGGTTGCGCTACAAACTGTTTCCCTGCTGCTTTTCCCGCACGTTTAGCACGAGTAGTCGCCGCATATTCTGCAGAGGATAAAGACTTAATCGCCGCATCTGGTAAATACCGTTCACCTGTTTTACTAGATGGCTTTCCGCTCTTGGTGCGCCACTTTTGGTCGCCCCAGTTTTTGAGGGATTGCTGCGGTGCTTTCAATCTCTATATCCTCCACCTGCCGCTTTATATCTCTTGGCTACAAGCTGTGCTTTACGTGCTGACCATTGACCTGCCCCTGTACCTTGGGTTGCTGCGGCTTTTACTTGGGCCACAATCCG